CATCAGAAGCCGCGAAAAACGATAAAATGTTTTTTATGAAGTATTTTTCGTTATCTGATAATGATTCCCAATCACGGATATCACCACTCAAATCAATTTCTTCTGCCGTCCAAATGGCCGCTTGGTGTTGTTTATAAAACTCCCAAATATCATCGTGTTCAATTGGGAATATAACAAATCGGTGCGGGTTTGGTTGTAATATTTTTTCCATAATTAATTTACTTTCTGTTGTTCTTTTTGTTTTCTTTTATCCATTAACTCATTAATCCTTTTTCTATTGTTCTCCTCTTTTTGTTCTTCGTGACCTAAGAACGTAACAGAACTTTCGGTGTCAATCTCCAACATACCGTTATCAAACTTACAATTTTCAAATACGATTCCATCGTCCCCGATTCTTGATTTTGTAATGGCGATTGTTGCTAATTTCATCTCTTTTTGTGTTAGTGACTTAGCGACAGATATAATAACGTGACCAACTTGAGCCTTCTTAATTGACCCACCCATTTGGTCTGTTGTTACAACCTCAGATGAAATTGATGAACGATTACCTTGTGTTGCCGTCCAACCAACTAAATCCAATTCGTGACACATTGATTCAAACCCTCTCATTACAGACCCCTCACTTTTCCACTCATCTTGGTGTGAATTGTTTTCAGGTAAAACACAATCAATATAATCCAATAAAATCATATCAATCTTTTGTCCGTCAGCAATCATTTTTCTAACTCTATTTTTAATCTGATTCATTGTTAGTGAATCCGATGATTCTTTTTGAAGAATCAATTTGTTAGACATATTATTTTCAATTTCCTTAACCTTAGTAATAACCTCTTCTTTTCTAAGTGATAAATCGTCAGGGTGAATCTTAGTCCATAGTGTGAAGTGTTTTCGTTGGATAATCTTTGGGTTGTCCTCAAAGAATATCTGCAAAACATTGTTACCTAAATTGAATGCGTGGTTCGCAATCTTTGTAAGTAGGGTACTCTTACCGACACCTGTTGGTGCTAAAATTACCCCAATCTCACCTCTTGCTAATCCACCCTTTAATAGTTTGTCAATTCCCGGTATTCCCATTGGGATGGGGTGTCTGTAATCCTCATTTAGAACGTCATCTAAATTAGAGAATACATCCATTACACCACCCTCAACTTCACCTACTTGTAGAGCTCCTCTGAATAACTCTTCAATAGAATCGTAACTCTCAAATTCACCTCCGTCAATTATCTTTTGTGCCTTAACCATCGCCTTTTGAACCTCCTGTTGTTTACAGAATTTCAAGGCTTTCTCTTGAACGAAATCACCACCTTCAAATGGAGCATCTTGGACTTTCTTAATAGTGTCTATTACAACCTTAGCAACCACTTCTTGGGGTAGTTCTGAACGTGTAATTTGGTTTAATGTCTCAAATGAAGGTGTGTTCTGATATTTTGAATAGTACTCCTTGACCATCTGTATGATGATTTTAAAGTATTTATTCTCAAAATAGTTGGGTTCTATTACATCAATAATTGAATGGGCGAATAGTTTATCTACCACAATCTGATTTAGTAATTGTATCTGAAATGATTGTCCTAAATAATCAAAATTTTTCTCTGTCGCCATAATTAATTTGTTAATGTATTGAATAAATATTACCCTTCTAAGTTATAATCCATATATTCGTAACTTAAATTTTTTTCCGAAAAAATCTCGGTTAGAGAGTTCAACAGACCCTTTAATTGGGGTCGAACATCTACTGTGTATCTAACTTTTGGTGGATAAACCTTCGCGTCAATCTCGCGATTATACATAACACTATCGCCATTTTTAATCGTTAGTGTGAACTTCTCAGGTCCATCAGTGATTGATGTTTCCATAGTCATTGGATTCTCATAAATTTCAAACTGATTCTCCATCATATACACAACAGATTTGGTTCTCAATCGGTCTTTGAATTCTCTAACGAAGTAACTAACGTACTCGTGTAACTCCATAGAGTTCTTTGCCTTGGGGTTATACCCTTTCACGTTAAAAAATCGTTGTACGATGATGTTTTCGTTCACTTTCAATAGGAACTCAAGTTTGGTTGATTCTTGCTCTTTCATAATTTAATTTATTTAATATTTGTTACTTTGTTTTTGGTTTTACAATTTCATCTATTATTCCGTATTCTAAACTTTCTTCCGCTGACAACCATAGGTCACGACTTGCGTCCTCCATTACTTGTTTAGCGTCTTTACCACAATACCCACCCAAAAGTTCAAAAAGGATGTTGTTTGTTTTTTCCCACTCAACCATTGAGATACGAGCGTCTTGGATATTACCTTCTAATCCACCACTTGATTGGTGTAACATTGTTCGTGAGAATCTCAATGATGATCTCATCCCCTTTGTTCCTGCCCCCAACAATACTGACCCCATTGATGCCGCCATCCCTGTGTTGATTGTCGCAATTGGTGCGGTGATATATTCCATAACATCAACCATACTCAACCCCGCCTTAACAGACCCACCAGGTGAGTCAATATGCATTGTAATTGGTTTTTTTGGGTCTTGTTGGTCTAAGAATAAAAGTTGTGCTTGGACGATTGTCGACATATTGTCATTAACCGTTCCCGCCACCCAAAGAATACGATCCATCATCAATCTTGAAAAGATATCAATTTGTGTTGCTCGTAACTCTCGTTCCTCCAAAATATATGGAGTCATACTACTTTTAACTCCTGATTGGAAGTTTTGGTATTGGTGTAATGTGTTTGAACCGATACCTTTACCTTTAATGGCATATTTTTCAAATTCTGTCATACTATTTTTTTTCGTTTTTAAATTTTTGTTTTTCTTTTCTCGTTAGTTTCATTATTGGTCTTAGGAACTCAACCCAAGCGTCGTCTTTCTTTGGTAGATATTTAAATATACCATCTTCATTCATCATCTTGATTAAGTTCTTGTAACCCCTTCCGTCGGGGTCTAATGACTCTCTATAGAATTCCTCTACGATCGTCTTTCCCTCGTCAGTAATGAGGGGTCTAGATAGGTCTATTATCTTTTCATTGACTTGGAAGTATTCGTTACCATAAATTCCTCTTTTCGTTCTACCACTTAATAGATTTTTTAAAACTGCGTTGTCCTTATCTTCGGTTAAAAGCTTTTCAGCCTTTTCCAAAATATCGGTAAAGGAAGTTGGATTTTCAAGTATCTCAGGAAATAATTTAACTAATGTTTTCTCACCAAGATAGAATATACCATCAATATTATCCGATGAATCTCCAGTTAAGATTTTACAGGTTTTGATATTGTAATGGGGGAACTCTATGTCTTTATTTTTAATCATATCTCCGAACTTGTGTATCTTCTTTGTGGAAGGCGAATATACACAAATATTTTCAGATATCAGTTGAGTTAAGTCCCGATCTGATGAAAAAATCACTTTATTTTCATCAGGTGATATTTGACAATAGTAAGCGATTAAGTCATCTGACTCATTATCATTCATCTCAACTTGACGAACAAACATCTCCTCAAGATATTGTTTAACACGCTGCTTTTGGTAGTTAAACGAATTCTCCTTTAACTCATCAGGTTCAGGTCTGTGTTCTTTATATTGGGGGTATAGTAATTTCCTAACGGATGAGTTGTTCTCACCATCCCACATCACAACAACCTTATCAAGGTTATGTCTCTCAATAAATTTACTAAGAGTATTAAGAAAATGATATATCCCTCCAATATGTTGACCCTTATGGTAAAAATTTTTTACCCCGTGAAATCCAATTTTTAGTAAGTTATTACCGTCGACCAAAAGTGTTTTTATCACTTAATTATTTTTTTAATTATTAGAAAATATTTTGTTACCTTTTTTTAAATTATCCTCCGCCCATAATGGTTGGAGATTTGTGTAATGACATAATTTTAATAACTCTTCTTCGGTGTTTGCGGAAGACAATGGTATTATATGGTCTATATGCCATTCGTTTCTATTTCCCCAATTCATACCATCTTTAAATTTTTCCTCCAAATGAAATTTAAGTTCCTCAAAAGAACATCCCAAATATTCAATTGTTTTCTTTTTTTTACTTTTTATATAATCACGTAATCTGTTTCTCACTTTTTTTCTCAAATAAAATAATGGGTCAATTGATCTTCTTTTTTTTTCATACTCACTATTATATTTAGGATTTTTTTTGTACCAATCTTTGATGTAATCAGGGTTTTTCTCCTTATCTTTTTTGTATTTTTCTTTAAGTTTTTCCTTATTTTCAATACGGTATAATTTAAATCTTTTTTTTTCACACTCCTTACAAGATGGATACAAACCATCGGTTCTACTCTTATCTCTACTGAAACTGCAAACATTTTTAGAATCTTTACACTTACCACAAACTTTAGTTTCCATTTTTAATATAATCTTTCAATAGTTTATTAACCAGGGAAGATAGATTTATTGATTTATCTTTAAAGTATTGAGGTAATTCTGGATCGACAGATACACCTATTTTAACTTTTTTTTCAATTTCGTTTATTTTCTTTCTTCCCATATTAATAAATATCTACAAATTATTTAAAAGTAGAATAATTATAAATTTTAATTATCTTCTTTTTCTTCTTTTAAATCAAAATCACCATCTGTTCCGATAATTTCTTTCCAATAGTCAGCATGTTCTGTTTTATATTTTTCTATTGACTGTTTTTCTTCTGCCGCATCTTTACCCGCTAAAAATCCGTGTGGTGTTACAATAATCTTTCCATCCTCATATCCCAAACCTGATATATGATTTTTCATTACTGAAACTTTAGTTCTGATAGCGAATTTAACACTTCTCTTATCTTTAGTTGCCGTAATTTTAGTTGTTCCTGCCCCTTTTTGATTTCCAAATAAAAACACCAAAGATGAGTTCAACCAAATAGCATTTCCGCCCTTCGCCATTATTTTGGGTTGTCCAAAAGGATTGTCGGGTAGTTCCACCCAAGGTTGGTTCACAATAACTAAAGTATTTTCGTATTTAGATTCCGCCTTACGACTACCTGAAATTCTTTGGTTAATTCCCATACCTATCTTATCTGCTAATGCCGCCGCATTATGTTGTTTACCTCCTTTACCTTCAAATGTCATTTTACAAGGGACTGAACCAACACTATCCCATAGGAATAATAAACTATAATCCAACTCCCCCTTTTCCTGAGCATCTAATAAACTATTAATATAGTCGGTAATTTGTTCAATGTAACTAAAGTTATTATTGAATATGTAAAACCCATCCCAATCAAGTTCACCTGTTTTATCATCAACGACTTCCTCACAATCAAAACCCATAAGTTTCGCATGTTCAAACGACCATTTCTGTTCTGTAATGATAAAAACAGGTAAAATACCTTTCTTCTGAGCATCGGCAGCACATTTTACTAATGCGGTTGTCTTACCCGTATCACTATGCCCTAAAAACATATTCAAATGTCCAATTGCAGGACCTGGTAGTCCCACCGCATCCAAAAAATCAGGACCTAAGTCAAAGAATCTTTGTGGTTTATATTTCGCGGATGTAGAAAACTTATCTTTAATAGAGCCTAACCCTATTTCTTTTTTTTTAAGTGCCATATTTAAATTTCGTATTTATAGAACTGTTCCAAGTTTTCAAGTTTACCTTGGGCGTTTGCTCGTTTTTCAATTAATTTATCCATTTCTTCAATATGTTGTGGATGTTCTCCAATACCAACTGGGTTGTGAAAATAAATGAGTAATGAAGTTTCTGATTCCAACATTTCGCTCTCATATTTCTTTTTAAGAGCCTCATACATTTTGTTTTTAATTTTGTCCATGTAGATTAATAAATATTGTTTTTAAATTTAAAAAGGGTGAAGATATTTACATCCCCACCCTTAGTGTAATGTTAGAATGGCATGTCCTCGTCGGGTGCCGACTCTGCCTGTGGGTCAGGAGTTTTCTCCACTTTACCACTTGATGATTTTGATTTACCACCGATTACTGTTTCATCTACGGTAGAATCACTATAAGCGTATTTACCTGCGTCTGAGTCCCATCTTGGAGTTTCTCCACGAGCAATCGCTTCAAGATACTCTACGGGTTTTTTAGAATAAACGTCAGCCCAAGTTAGTTCGTCTTCAACCCAAGATTTAAGGGTATCTTCGTTATCACTAATAGGTTGTGGGTCGTCATACATAACCGCTTGGATTACCGTGTAATAAGAACCATTGTTTGTCTTTGACTTTGTTAGTTCAAGAATCAAATCTCTACCTTTTTGTGGGTCTGTAACATCACCTTTTGCTCTCCAAATTGGAATGATTTTGTCAAGGATACCCTCTTTTTTGTAGTTGTGTTTGAAACGCCAGAATTTAACTCCGTCTTGTTCTGCGTCTCGGTCAATTACCTTTACAATGTAAAACATACGAGATCGGTAGTTACCCGCCAATTTCTTATCGGCTTCTTTACCTGTCGACATAAGGTCTTCAAAAACCTCATTAAGTGGTGATCTTTCGTTGTCGTTTTTTCCTGGATCGTAAAGTTTAATCCATTTACCGTCAACTTGAACTTCGTGAAACCATACTTCTTTGAAAGGTGATGACCCATCAGCGGTTGGTAGGATACGAATTCGTTTTTGTCCTTGTTTTTCTTTATCGCTTAGAATTGCCGCGAAATACTTCTTCATTCTATCATCTTGTGACATCTTTGATGTTGAAGATGAGCTTGATTTTTGTGTCTGTTCGTACTGTGCCAGTACCGCATCCATAGTGTTTGTTGTCGCCATAAATTATTATTTTTATTTGTTTAAAGTGTTATTCAATTATAGGTGATTTTGTGAATTTGTCAAACGAAAAAGGGTATGAATTTTTAGTTTCATACCCTTTAATTATAGTGATATATTTTTAATCAATCCAATTTGTAAAACTCTTCCAACTACGTTGAAACCACAATGCGCTTGATTGAGGTGTTACTCCCTCTAATTTGTAAGACTCTTCCAACCAAACCTTAATAATTGATTGAACGTCACTATAGTTAAGGTGAAATAACGATTCAATTTTTAACCAAATTTGACCATAATTAATATAAACACTCTCAGTTTTCTTATCGTATTCCATCATAACTTCATTACTTGGATTAACGTAAAATACTGAGTTAACGTAACCATTACGCTTCTTTGGTGTTAAGTTACCAAAGTGTTTATCTAACCACTTGATAACTACTCTTTCTAACTGATTTTTATTTACCTGTATGTCCATAAGTTAATCCTCTTCCAACTAAATTCACACTTTAAATATTTGCTTGTATGGTGTTACTCCCTCTAATTTGTAAGACTCTTCCAACCAAACCTTAATAATTGATTGAACGTCACTATAGTTAAGGTGAAATAACGATTCTATCATTAACCAAATACGGGATTCACTAACCCAAAGATAGTTGTTTTTTTTATCGTAACCCATTAAAACCTCGTTATCCGAATTTACGTAAAATAATACATTAGGATTATCTTTACGTTTCTTTGGTGTTAAATTACCGAAGTTTTTGTTTAACCACTTGATAACTATCCTCTCTAACTGTTCCTTATTTACCTGTATGTCCATAAGTTAATCAATCCTCCTCCAATTTAAAGAAATCAGGATCCGTACACACGTAAGGTGTTACTCCCACCAATTCATAAGGCTTTTCTTCCAACCAAACCTTAATAATTGATTGAACGTCACTGGAGTTAAGGTGAAATAACGATTCAATTGTTGACCAAATATTGTCATAATGAATATAAACATAACCATTTTCCTGAACATATTCCATCATTATTTCATTATCAGATTTTACATAAAATACTGAATTAGGATATTTTTCTGTAGTTTTTGGTGTTAAATTACCGAAGTTTTTGTTTAACCATTTGATAACTACCCTGTCTAACTGCTCCTTATTTACCTGTATGTCCATAAGTTACTTAACCTCAACAGGTCTTTCATTACCCGGAAACGCTCTGAAACTATCCTTAACATCACTAGCCGAAAAATCTTTCACTTGGTCTGTCGTTAAAACATATTCATTCTTACCCGACTTTTCCATATCCTCTTCTTTATCAACGAAGAAATCAGTTAATTTTTGGTTAAATGGACCTGAATCAATACTTCTCAACTCCAATTTTTCTTGTGGTGTTTTTGGTCTGTATTTGTCAATCTTAGCCTCTAAACTATCTATCTTACCAACCAATTTATCCATCTCACCCAATTTATTTTGTAGTGTGTCTAACTGAGAGAATAGATTGTTGAAGTATTCTTCTTGTTTTGTTTCAATAGTTTTTTGTGAATTAACCAAGTCAGTGATATCCAATTCTTCGGATCCTTCACCTGTATCTCCACCTTCTTTTTCTTCACCCACTTTTTCAACATCGGGGTCATTAGCAATATCCACAGGTGTTGGGCCTGCCGGAGCTGCCGGTGGGGGTGGTGGTAATGCCGCTCCTGCGTCTGCCGGTGGTGCTCCTAAAGCGGGATCTGCCGGTGGTGCGTCTGTTGGTGGGGGTACTTCAAGGGCATCTTGTTCGTTGATATAATTATTAATTTCATTATATATTCTTAATTCTTCTAAGATTGTTTTATCTACATTCATTTTGTTAACCATTTAATAATTGTTTAATACCTGTTGCGGTTTCTACTTGGACTTTTCTATTTTTGTTGATTGTATTATCAACTCTTTCAATTAATCCGTCTTTAGTTCTGATTGTATAACAATCTCCGGTGTCAAGGTCACAAACTTCTTTTGACCCATTACCATTATCTTTTTCAGCAATTCTTGTGTTCTTACCAAGATAATTGTCCAATATTTTTTTAGTTTCGCTCATAATTTAAATTTATATATAAATATCGTAAGTTATCGTAAGTTTATTCTATTTGTTTTAATTTATTGATAATCTTATTCGTCCTTTCAATTAATTCGCCTTTCTGTTCATCCGATAACCCATCATACGTATTACTAACTATAGGCCAACTATTAAGGTAAAATTTAGTTAATGTGTCATTACTTAAATCATTGTTAATAGCACTAATTCTACCCTTTATTCTTTCATATATGAAAGTTATATGGTCTTCATAACCATTAAAAGTGGCGTAAGGTGTTTGTTTTGACTGAGTATCTGTCATACAATAAAAACCACCTTTTAGTCGTGAATTAGATCCACCCCCATAATTAATATTACCATCTAATGGAACTAATGCGTAGTTATGTTCCTTAGTCTCAAA